CCAACATTAAGACAAGATTAAGAGAAGATTAAGGTTGGTTAGTACTTTTTTTAACTAGTGACGTCGCATCTTGGTTATATAAACCTATACCGTCACACATACGCTTGTACCTTATGTAACTAGTAGCTTATATGTTCTAGTAAGAGTGAGTGCGTATACGCATACGCACGCGCACACACATACGCTTTACTTATGTGTGTATGTTGGATGAAGAACATTCTGTTATGGTAGTATAGCTCTAACACTAAACCGGTGCCGTTCCCGTGTAGCGCAGCGCACACCGTTGCTGTATGTAAGGAACTACACATAGTACTAGGACCATGCCTTGGCTCACGCTCCGGTGTGAAGCGGAACACGTAACTCTACACTCGTGCTCTCATGTATGCTATTGTATATGTTATACATACACACAAGCACAGCGTATGCACACACGCTTCGAACTAATTAGTTATTGTATATAATTATATGTTATTGGTGCTGGTGCGCTGTGGATGTAGCGCTAAGGTCACGTTAGTGCCTGATGTAGGGTGTAGGTAGGCATCTAATGTTTCTACCTACTCACACGCACATGCACCGGCCCCTAAATTGCGTGGCTGGCACTATAGAACGCTAGCCACCTGGTAGCCCCGGGTGCGCCGGGAGTTGCGAGCACATAACAAACATATTGCGTTTGTGAGCACCTAGAAGCACCGGGCGCTTCGAAGGCGTTCCAAACAACAGGCAACATATTGCCTAATACGAATAGCAGGGGTGCATAAGAGGCAATACATGGCCCTATATATGTACAAATCGTGAAACTAATGTATAATCATTAGATTAAGAGAAGATTAAGACTAGTTTAGGCGAGGAGATTTAATGCCAATTCCAGGACGCGACGGTGCACTACGACGACGAATCAACATACGGAGACGTCACGTCTCCGCCATTTTGTTACGGAACCCGACCCTAACGCTAGCCGAGGTCGCTGAGCAATTAGAAGTCGCGGGCGTCATAAATCCCGAAACAGAAAAACGATACAGCCACCAGGTTGTTCATCAAGACCTCAAAATAATAACCGAAGATTGGCAAAAGCGTAGTACGGACGACATTGGCAAGATGAAAGGTAGACAATTGGCCGAGCTGGACGAGATGCGAAAGGCGGCGTATATCGACGGCGACCGTGAATTTGTATTGAAGCTGATGCAACACGAATCGAAACTGTTAGGCCTTGACAGCCCGCTAATGATTGAACACTTCGCCTCATTTGATATGACATCATGGCAATCAAATCGAGACGACCGCTTAGCGGCAGCAGGACTTATATTGGACGATGTGGAACAACCCAAGCTTCGCCGAACTGAAACGACTCCCAAACTCAAAACAGGTCTCGATGACGAACCCATTCTAAATTCGCTGTATGGAAAGGATAAAAAAATAGCCGGGATACCGGCGTCAATTAAGGCTAAATAATAATGGAGGGAAAAATGAGTTCACAGCGACATTATCCGCGACGCGGAGATATTCGTAAACCTTATTACCCTGGCACTCGGGGCGCTAATGCCATCGGATGTCGCCCAAATGGCGGGTGCCCTTATTGTATAAAAGACCGCCACTATCAACAACGTCGGGCGAAGGTTTATGCTAATATGGAAATAAATGAATTTGTATATATGCCACCAAGGAGCCAATATGAAATAAAAGTTCGAGTTGAAAGTATAGCAAAGGCAACCCCAAAAATAGTGTGCGTGGAGGATTGGTAACATGGCTAAAAAAGATAAAGTTAAGATTGAAAAATTAAATATAAAAATTGGTGGAATTGAAATTCATCTTTCGTTAGACGAGGTGATGGAGCTTAAAGACCTTTTAAATGAAACGTTTGGTAAGACTGAGTTTGTGCACGGTCAGCCAATCTATATTCCATATGACCGTCCTGTTGTCGTACCTTATAACCCGTACCCAGGACGATATTGGCGATATGAAATAGGGTGGGGTGATAACGATACTTACACATCATCTGGCACTGCAATTTCGACAAGCAATAACAAAGACTATACTGCCAACTCATTAACCCTTTCGTTGAGCTAAATGCGACTTCTTACCGACAAAGCCCGCTTCGCCGCTGAATTTCTCGATTTGCCAAAGGCCGCTCAGATTGATGGGGCGAAGTGGGAACCTTTTCAGCTCCGATTCTTAAACAATGAGACAAGGTTTGGTCATGATACCAAATCACGTCAAGTTGCCTGGTCATTCACCGCCGCCCTAGACGCCGTTATAGATGGCATTATGAACCCAGGAACTCCTCACATTTTCGTATCCATTAATTTGGATGAAGCTAAGGAAAAAGTATTATATGCAAAAAACATTCTTAGAGCGCTCGATAAGCCAGTCCGACCAATGCTTGCGCGCCCTGGCTCACAAACTGAACTCGAGTTCAAAAACGGCTCTCGTCTCATATCACATCCATGTAAACCAGTGCGTGGAAAAGCGCGTGCCCGCATTTATCTCGACGAGATGGCCCATTATCCAGAAGGAATGGATAGGTCAGTATACATGGCGGCGTTACCCGCCACAACTAAAGGCGATGGTTATATCAGAATTGGGTCGTCACCACTTGGAGCGAAAGGGTTATTTTGGGAGATAGGTACACAGGCCATGAAAGAGTGGCCTGGCTTCTATCGCCAATACATCCCGTGGTGGCACTCTTATATGTTATGTAAGGACGTTGTGTCAGCAAAAGATGAAGCTCCATCCATGCTAACATCACAACGTCTCGAAAAGTACGCTAAAATTACTCTTGTTGAAATTTTCGAAAATATGTTTCTCGAAGACTTTCAGCAAGAGTACGAATGTTCTTATATAGATGAAACAACAGCGTGGATTACATGGGCAGTTATAAAACGTAATCAGCAAAAGGATTTGCAATGGTGGCACGCTACATCACCAGCGGATGCTATTCATAAAGCTTATGGAATTTTGGGTGCTATAAGAAAAGATAAAATTGAAAAAGCTTTTGTTGGCGGGATTGATGTTGGTCGTAAGCAAAACTTGACCGAGTTTATGGTTCTTGGCAAAGGTGAAAATGGAATGATGCCATTACGATTTTCGGTAAGTTTAGACCGTATTGAATTTGAAGAACAAAAAGAATGTTTTAAAAAAATTATAGAAATATTGCCATTCACAAAAGTACTCATAGATGAGAATGGTATTGGTATGCAATTAGCAGAAGATTTGAGAAAAGAAACTGGCATCGTCGAACCTGCCACGTTTACAAATGCAACAAAAGAAGTGTGGGCTGTAGAAGCTCGTATTCAAGCAGAGCGTGAAAAGACCACATTGCCATTAGACCGCGATATTGCTTATCAAATCCACAGTATCAAGAAGAAAGTAACGGCCGCTAAAAATAACGTATTTGATACGGAACGAAACGCAAAGCATCACGCCGATAAGTTTTGGGCATGGGCTTTAGCGGTGACAGCAGCTGGAAATGCTTCATTTAGCTTAGAAGATTTTGAAGGATTGGGTACAGTAAAAAGACCCGATTCTCCTTGGAGATAAATATGAAAAATACTAAAAAGGGCGGCAATATAGGAGCCCCATTAAATGCCCAACTTGCTAGCAGCAACAAGGGCGCGGACCTGTCTGAAATTGGTGTTCTTGGTCTTAACACACTGTCTGGATATGTCAGAACTGCGTATAACGCCGAATTGTATTGGCCAACCGTTTTTCCGCTATATGATAGACTGCGGCGAAGTGACCCAGAGATTGCGATGATTCGAGTTATCTGGGAAGCCTTTGGTCGTGAGGTAAAATTCGAATGGCAACAGGCGGATGAGACAAAAGATAGTGGCGACAAAGAAGCTATTGTGTTTTGCAACGAAATCATGGACGACATATTTGGTGGGATGGATAGCTTCAGAGATACCATGTTAGCATATGTACCGTTTATGGGATTTGGCATTTGGGAAATTGTTGCTGGCCTAAGAGAAGATGGTTGGGAAGCTCCAGACAATAGCAAATGGAAGTCCAAATATAGTGATGGAAAGATTGGTATCCGCAAATTATCATTTCGTGACCATTCATCGTTTGAACGTTGGGATGTTGATGATGATACTGGTGAAGTTCTTGGAATGGTTCAAATGGATTTGCTCAACGGGACTGTAACCATACCATTAGAAAAAGCATTACATATTACGTTTGGAGATGCGCACAACCCTGAAGGCTTGGCAACATTGGAAGCTGTATGGCGACTAGAACGTATTAAGTATGGACTTGAAGTTGTTCAAGGAATTGGGTTCGAACACTCTGCAGGCCATGCTATGTTTACGGTCACAGATACAATTACATCGGACGACAACGCTTTGATTAGAAAGTCAGCAAGAGCACTAATGACCGCACAAGAAGGAAATTATATTGCATTGCCAGAAGCTATCGAAGCAAGTGTTATAGATGTACCTTTCCAAGCAGCCGGGGCACTCCTAGAAGCAATAAGATATTATGGTCTATTGAAACTACAGATATTCAATATGCAGTGGGTGGCAATCGCTTCTACTGCAAAAAGTGGCGCTTACTCAGCCATGGCCGATGCATCTACGATGTTCCTAAAAACATATAACTCTATGATGTCTGGATTTGCCGACCAAATAGGTGACCAGATTTGGGCATGGTTAGTAAAACATAATGAAGATTTAATAAGAGTAAATAAGCCAAAGTTTGTAGCAACTCCAGTCGAAAAGTCAATTCCACTTGATGAACTTGGTTTGTTTGCTGATTCATTTGCAGGGTTGTTCCCACTAAGCGAAGAAGATATTGTAGCTATTCGTCGTAAGTCTGGATTCTTATCAGCACTTACTCCTGACAAAAAAGAAATCGTTCGACCAGCCGGTCCAGCAGAATCAGAAACGGATGTGCTTGAAGCTAAGGCAAAAATCAAAGCAGCAAACGCATCGGCAAAAGCAGCTAAAGAACAGCCAAAAGAACCTGTAGTCAAGGAAGAAACAAAGCCTGAACCAAAAGAAGAAGACATTCCTGAAAAAGAATTTTCACAATTGGTATCTGAGTTTGAGGAATGGGCAAAAGTTTCTGACCCAGAACTTGACAAGCTGTTGGAAAAGGCAAAAGCAAATGATTAACCTTACAGTAAACTCTTATCAAAAATCTATAATGGTTGCAGTTCGTGGGTTGTGGCTTGGAGTATTTAACGAAGGTCAATTTTTTACTGAAATGGTTTTAGCCGTAGAACGCAATATATTTCAAGCATTTAGAGATGGGTTTGCTGAATTTGGAATTTCTATGGACGATATGTCTACAAGTGAAAAAGGTGCAATGTTTCGTTACATGTCGGAACAGGTAAAACATATAGATGGACTTGCAGACTTTGTGGAAGCTAATAGTAAAGCTAATGATGGCTTACTTAGAACATCTCTTAATAGAACAAAGACATGGTCTAACAGATACTTAGAAGCTAAAAACTTAGCACGCACTTTCGCTTCTAGAGACGCCAATCTTATGTGGCAACTTGGAAAAGCGGAGCATTGTGGGTCATGTTTGAAAATGGAAGGGAAAGTAAAAAGGGGAAGTGTGTGGTTGGCAAGTGGTGTTAGGCCACAGCATGAAGCTTTAGAATGTGGCGGATGGCGTTGCCAGTGTGAATTTATACCTACATCAGAGCAAGCAACTAGAGGACCGATACCTAGCTTACCATGATAAAAGAGACTTTAAATCCAGGGTCTAAAGAAGCAATTAAAGTGGGATGTACATGTCCAGTAATGGATAATAATTATGGGCATGGAGCTTATAGTCTCAATGGTCAGTCTATGTTTTGGTATGACCTAGAGTGTCCGCTGCATAAAGCAGAGGCAAAATTCGACGAAACTGAATTATACGAGGGAAATAACATTGACTAGACAAAATTGGTATAGCACAAACAGAACACTTTGCGATGTTTTAAACGAAATGAGAGATTGTTATAAAACTCATAATTTTGCATCATTACTTGGACTTATAGAAGAAGCGCAATCTATGGGTAATCGTATGGAATCCGCCATTGGTGATACAAAAGATTTAGTCTTAATGCATGAAGAGTGGCACGAATTACGTAAAAAAATTCGCGAACTACGTAAGGAAAAAAAGTCATTAACGTGTTTTTGTAGAAACAAAGACGAAGAGCCCAAACAAACTGGACTTTTAGAAGAGGTATTTAATGACCAACAATGATAACACAAACTTCAGTGGAACATTCTCTAAGTCAACCGAAGTAAAAGTAGATGTTGGGGTCTCTAGAAAAGCACTCAGTATAGCGCGTGAGGTCGACAGGCTTCCACCTGGGGAGTTTTGTATAATACTTGTAAAGCATAACACTAAAGCTGTACCGTGGCACACAGTGATACACAGCATGAATCGGCTTAAAATTATGGATATCAGCGGGAATGTAAAATAGCTATGTACAAAACAATAAAAGTATGATATGTTAGCACATGTAAGCTAATATACCGACCTTGTCTATGACTGGCGGCGTTCTTTTTAAAAGAATTGCCGTCATTTTTTTTGCATCTGGAGCAATATATGGGAAATAAAATGCAAAACGTAATATACTTCGAACTCGCTGATGATGTTCTTACCGAAGGAAAGCCGTTTGCCGGCTTTGCGGCTGGAAAGTTCATTGACATGTGGGGGAGAAAGGTAGTTACTAGAGACAAAGATATCCCAAAGTATATTGAAAATACATCCAATCATATAGAAAGCTATAAAGTCAAAGGTCATGCTGGATTACCAATTGATACAAAAGGTCATGACCACAATGAAGCCGCTGGCTGGATTACTGGTGTAGAAGCTGGTGATGTTTTGGACAGTAAAGGCAAGGTTGTGAAAGCGATTATGTTTGCAGTCGAGTGGACCAAGCTTGGCGTCGAGCTAATTAAAGACAAAATTATGGCGAACTTTAGTGCCACTTTTGATGACAAGGATTATGTTATTAAAGGTGGTAGTTTAACAAATTGGCCAGCGACAAAAGATAGTTTTGGCGTACCGTTACTTGACGCTATCGAATTATGCACTGGTGGTAGAGCTATGGCTTTTGCAAATATGCAAGATGATAGCCTTGATGCTCAATCACAAAAAGTAAGAGATGCGTGGTATAACGAGTGGGGATACGATGAGCTTGGCCCATATGTTCGTGAAGTTTTCAGTGAATTTGCAATTGTTCGAAATGAAGAAGGGTATTTTAAAGTTGAGTACTCTGAAGAAAAAGAGGAAATTGTTTTTGCTGAAGAAGATGATTGGGTGGCAGTTAAACAAACATGGGTGAATGCTGCTTTGTCTGGTAAAATGGCTGATTCTTTAAAAGAAGAAACGGCTGAATCAAATGAAATTAAAGTTGGTGCAAATGCCATAGTACCAACAACTGAAGAAACTAGTGACCTTGAAGGAGGTACGAGTATGGATGAACTTCTATTGGCAAATTTGAAAGAAGAAGAACGTCAAGCTTTACTAACCGAAGCTCGAGCAGAACTTGCAGAAGAGTTTAAGGTAAGCGAAACGGACGAACAAGCTATTCTTGACCGTCTAAAAGCAGAAGTAAAGTTGGAAGCGTTTAGTGATGTAGTTGATGTTGGCGAATATCGTGAACAAATGCTAGGTCAAATGGAAGAAGCATTACGAGCAGAATATGGTCGTATGCAAAGCCAAGCTGGTAATATGCTGAAAGGTATGTTGGCAGAAATTAAACGTGACCAGGATATTATTGAATTTTCTCAAAAAGTCACAGGTGGTACTGATGACAATCCTCATGGCATTCCTGCTAATGAAGGACAAATTGAAAAATTCTTAAAGTCCCTTGACGATGGTCAGCGAGCCGGTGCTATGGAAATTATCGGCAAAGTCTGGGAAAAGGGCTTAGTCGACTTTGTCGAACTTGGCCACAACAAAAAGAAAATTGGAACAACACCACTTCCAGAATACTATGCAACTAAGTTAACAAATGGTGAATTAGTTGTAGCAGATTTGAACGACCCGCTGCTTGGTCTTGGTGATGTCGCTCAATACAATCTATCCGAATGGAAGGAGGCATAGATGGCTGTTCTTACTGCAAATAAAGCGCGACCTGTTCGCCTACCTGCCGGTGGTATTTCAACTCGTCTTTTGGGACTGGCTGGATATACTAATTTTGCTGGTGGTAGCGCTGTACACACTGTATACAAAGGCTCAGTTGTCATTTGTGATGTAAGTGACACTGATGGTTATTTTAGAGCCGCTCCTTCTGGTGGTTCAACAGCTTCTGCTAGTGGTGATTTGATTGGTGGTATTGCTCTTGAAAAACAAAAAGTAGAAGCCGCTGATACTGCCGATGGTAGTGTTGAAGTAACCGTAGCTGTAAATGGTATTTGGGGATTCGCTGTAGGGTCTATTGCAATTACAGACCTTGGCGCACCTGCTTATGCAAGTGACGATACTACAATTACCACAACAGATACCAATAATTTTTGGATTGGTACTATTGTAGGCCGTGATGCAACTTATGTTTGGGTAGACATTTCCCACGCATGTGGTCGCACTAACACCGCCACCTAATTGATGGAGGTCAATAATGATTAGTAGAAAAGATATTGCTGCCCATCTTGAACGTCAGGTGCGAACCGGCTTTTTGATGGGAAATAAATCCTATTCTCCAATGCGTTCAGCGTTTGCAGGTGATGTATCTAGCGATGCAGCATTTGAAACTTATGCTGATATGGGGAATATGCCTTGGCCAGTGCAAAATGCTGGAATGCAAGGTGACGCTGGAACAAGTGGCCGAGCTGATTCTGTGCAAGTTGGCAGCATCAATGAAGGTCGCGCAATCACAGTTGTTGGCGGTGAAGAACGGTCAGTAGTTGTGTACAACCTTGACTGGGAAGTGTCTGTTGGTTTATACCATAATGCCATTGACGATGACAAGGCCGGCGATTTAGAATCATGGGCTCGTGGAGCTGCTGTAAACTTTGAGCGTCATAAAGACAATCAAGCTTTTGCCGCTCTAAATTCCGGTGATGGCAACACTTATGGGAAAGGTTATGATGCACAATCGTTTTTTGATGCTTCACATACCGACCCTGGTGCAGAATACCAAACTGCTCAAGATAATGAATATGGTTTAGCTTTGAGTCTTGATAATTATGAGACTGTAAAAGTTGCATCTTCAAAATTCTTGGACAGCCGCGGACAATCTGTTGGCTTCAATCACAATTTGCTGATTGTTCCCCCAGACCTTGAACGTACTGCTGCACAAATTGCTCAAAACCGTGACGCCTATGATACCGCAAACCGCGAAATGAATCCGTACGCTGGTTCTGTTCGTATGCTTGTGGCACCTGGTGGATGGCTGGATTCTACAGCATGGTTTGTTGTAGACCCCAATATGCCTCAAAAACCGATTTACATCCAAACACGTAAAAATCCCGAATTAATAATTTGGGACGACGAAACACAAGGAAGTGGCATTCGTTACTTCAAGTGGCACGCTCGTTACAACGTGTTTTATGGCGATTGGAGATTAGCTGCAATGGGTAACACCTAAAATAATTTTATAATGTAGAGGAGATTCGTCTCCTCTACATATAAAAAGGAAAAGTGAAAAATGTCATTAGGAAACGACACAACTGAATTCACTGGGCTAACTATTGATGGTGTTGAAATAACAGCTACACCTGCAGAAATAAATGCAGGTGCCAATATGTTTGAAGAAACTATTGCGTTTGGTGATATGACTGATGTTACTACAACGGGTACTTATGTTATTACGACTGGCTCAATGGCTATCGGTGATACATTAACTCGCGTAGTGGCGACTGCAGTTACTGGTTTTGCTGGAGACACATCTGCCGTTATTACGATTGGAGACGGGTCTGACACAGACCGTTACATGACTGGAACTCCCGATGTTTTTTCAACTCTTGCGAATGGCCTTGACCTTGGTATTCCAAGTGGAGTAGGCTATCATGCTGCTGCAAAAAGCATTACTGTAACCGTTACAACAAATGCAGACTTTTCAAATGTTAGTGCTGGTTCATTAACTTTGAAATTCTATTATTTAGCCTAGTTTAAAAAAGTGGGGGGTATCCGCCCCCCACACAAATAGGAGATAATTATGAAAGCAAAAGTCCGAGATGATGTGCGTCATAAAGCCATCACTGCTTGTGGTGGAATTCAATTCAATATTGTTGAATTTGTTGATGTTCCAAAATGGGCAGAAGCTGAAGCAAAGCGCAACCCATATCTAACAATAGAAGTTGCTGAACCGAAAGAAACAGCTGCTGAAGAAAAAGTTAGAAAAGCAGAAGCCAAAAAAGTTGCAGCCAAAGAAAAAGCAGATGCCAAAAAAGCAGCAGCTAAAGAAAAAGCAGAAGCTAAGAAAGAAACTGTAACTGAAGAAAAAGAAAAATCTGCTAAGGAGTAATGTATGGGTTACACATTAACATATACAGAATTGCTTAAAACTGGTGCTGTAACTACGGCTGCAGAAACTACTCTTGGTGATGATATCAAGGTAAAAAGTGGCGAACAGATTACTGTTTGGGTTAAGTACTCCGCTGGTGATGAAACAAAAAACACCATAAAAGTTTATTTTAAACACACTTCTGGTGGTGATGAGTTTCAAGAACAAGCTTGGACAGCTGCTTCTGGAAATAAAACAGTAGCTGAAAATGCATATGATATGTCTGCAACAATAAATACTTATATATCGTTTAATATTGAAACTATTGGCTTTATGAAAATAACAGAACAAGCAACGGGTGGAACGCCGACTGGAACAACAGAAGTTTATTATACGTTGACGGAGGCCTAATATGGTTGGTCTTACAAATTATGAGCAAGCCAATGCGTCAGAAAAATCTTGGGGTTTCGCTTCACCATCTGGTGGTGCGTCAGATTTTTATATTGGTGGATTTTACGATTTTGCAGCTTCCAATAACGATTTTAATCCTGCTGCAACACATGGTACCGCAAACGCTTCGTATGCTGCGCACTTCTTTGTTGTTTTGGGTGAAACTGCCGTTGATGAAATAACGATAACAGTTACTGGCACTTCTATAAATGACCTTGGTACACGTGCAACATCTGATACACAAACCATTACAATACCAAACACTACAGGTGCTGATACATATTTTGAAACATCTAAAAAATGGATTGGTCAAGTTTCTGTAGAAACAACTGCTGGTACTGCTAAAAATTGTAATTATGGTTTTTGTAAATATTGGGACAATAACAATAATAACTACAGTTTGCGTGGATTAGAAGTTACTTGGCTTGGTGGTGCAAACGATGCAACAATTGATATTACATTGCGTCATCATAAAGCTACTGGTTGGACTTATAATGCTGGGTCAACACCAACTCCACCAACAGAAATTGCATCAATGAATGCAAGTCACGTAACCGAAATTCAAGCGAGGACTGATGAAGAAGGTGCTTGGAAACTTGATAACTTAACGACCACGATAGCTGGTGCTGGAAGTGAGGGTATTATGTGGGACATACATACGAGCACGGCAAGTGCGTTTCGTATTGGCAATTTGATGCTTAGAATAATTTAGAACTTTTATTGGATATATTTTCAGATTAAGTAAATAAAAACATTTGTGAACGTTTGCAAGTGTACCAAGGAGTTCGCTATGGCAGATTTGTTCGATAGGATATTTGTTAGAGACGTAAGCTATGAAAAGATAGCTGTTCATACGTTTCATGCTGTGCTAGTTGATTTAATTGAAGGTGGTTCTACACGTATCCAGGTTATTGATGGCTTGAACTTGGACGCTGAGGCAGTAGTGCAATTCGATGTTTTGATTGCAAAAATTCAAAGTGTTGGTACGTTAGCGCAAATGCACAGATTTGCCAATGAATTTCATGCAGTTGGTTTGCTGGCAGAAATTGGTTTGAAATATACTACTAAAAGTGCTTTTAAAACCAGATTAGGATTATAAGATTAGGTGGTTTACAGTGAAGTACAAAGTATATTATGCAAATGGCATAACAGCCACTGACCTGGATAGCACAGTTCCACCAATGGGCGTTGTCGCAATTGTGATGGTAGATATTGCGGTTGGATGGCGAAGCGTTATTGGTGGCGATTATTATATTTTAGTTGATGATGAATGGCTGGCTTGTGACATTGATAGCATGAAAAATTATCTGATGACTAGTCATGGAACAGCCTTTGTTTTATTCGGTCAGATGGTTAGCAATCGTCAATGGACCGAGCATTTAAAAAGAATTAAAAGTGACCCTGAGTTGCCAGATAAAACGGCATATCGACGAGACGAGGTACGGTTCTAAATGTCACAGTTTTATATCGACCAAGATTCCTTTGCTTTCTACTCCGATGGAACAGAATCGGGGTCTATTATTATTGGCACAATCAATAATGGAATTACGGTTGGTAATGAGGATGGAACTGATAAGGAATTCGACACTACAATCTTGTTCCGAGCTTTATTGCAAAGTGTTGGTGGTAAGGATGGGTCGGACGCTTATAGATTAAAAGTTTCTAAGAACTCCGGCGCGTATGCCGCACTATCCGCAGTAAGCGGAATTACTGCTATAGACTCTGCCAACTTGACTCAAGGCGATGATTGTACTCAACGCATTGGAGCAGGTTCTTTTGTCGTTGATAATAACGGTGTGGGAGATGACACTGATACTGGAACTGCGGCGACTCCAAATGGTGAAGAACACGAGGTATTGTTTTCATTTGAGATTGATGCAGCTTTAGTTTCTGATACTGACACGTTTGATTTTAGGGTATATCTGGATAGTGATTCAGTATTAAACACTTACACTAGTACCGGGACTGTCACAGTTGATAAAATCGTAGCTAATCCAGTCGTAAATCAAGCATTTCGTGTTCGGTCAACTGATGATGAATTATTAAACGCCGATGCTGGTTGGTACGGAGCAATCGGAGTTGATGCAACTATTGATGCGATGCAAGCCTTTCGCATCCGATGGGAGATTGAAGAAACGGCGGGTGAAGCTTTTGCCGCTGCCCTGAAGGTTCAATACGCAAAGAACGGTGGTGCATGGACTGATTGTACGTATTATGAACAGAATATTGGAGCAGTACCTTCGAACTGGATTATCGTTTCTGGGCAGTATGTGGATTTAGATGCTACGACCGATGTATTGAGTAACAGCGCAGAATCATTCACCCCGGGTGATGGAAACGAAGACCCTGCAATTGCCGCAGTTTCTTTGGCCAATCAACACACCGAGCACGAAACTTGTCACATGATTCCCACGTTTTATGATGGGGCAGTTCAAAATATTGCAACCGATTATTTCGATTTCCGGCTAGTAGAAAGTGATGGCACTCCACTTACGGGGACAGTTGATAGTCCAAGAATAACACTGTCTGTGCCTGATTACCACATAGGCGGTTGTGCTGGTGAGAGCATGGGGCGTGGCGGCCCGCTGTTAGATGATGACGGCAATATGTATTATGCCTCTGAGCCTTCTGAGGAAGACCCAGTAGTCATGATGCTAAAGTCTGCCGATGGTGGCAAGATTTGGGCTGAGATGGATGGTGCGGGCAGACCAATCGCAACCGATTTTGAATCATCCGAAATGATTTATGTGAATGATGTTATTCACCTAGTTCACGAAAACGGGGATGAGGCCAATTATTACCAGTTCAATACTGCATCAAATGCTACGACACCCGACACATGGGTGGTTGAGGAAGTGGTCACAACTGGCTATACAAACGTTGACCAATGTGGAGCATTAGAAGTACGTTCTGACGGTACGGTGGTTTTGTTCTACCGAAAAACTGATGGCAACGAGGGCATTTATTATAAAATTCGTTCAACTGTTCCGGCTTGGGGTTCCGAGGTCGAGCTAGATACAACAGCTTCAACTGATTTTGTAGCGGCTATGGTTGTGAAAGGTGCGAGCGATAAAATCCACATTTTCTACAAGGACGATACCAACATTAACATTCTCCACAAGTCCTTGAGTAGTAGTGACGTTCTATCCGCAGTAGAAACCGTCTACACTGATGCTGGCACACAGGGTCCGGGTGAAAACTGGGGCATGACTAACGCTATTTATTGGGATGATGCTGGCGCAGAAAAGGTAATGGTAGCGTGTCACGATGATAGTGATGATTTTCTTTATTCAGTTGTAATCACTAACGACGGCTCACCTGAAACACCAAAAGAAATTGACAATGTGGCCGTGTCGAACAACGAAGCTACATTCAACGGGCGACAACCGTGTGCTTTCTTAGCGGTAGACCCTGCCACTGATGTAATCTATTGTTACTATACTGACCTAGCCACTTTCGATGTTTGGAAAGTAGAAAATACTAATGATGGCACATGGGGAACTGCAACTGAAATGCATGATGGCGTAGTTTGCGATGTCATCCGAGGAAATGTTTTTACGCACTCTGTTGGAAATGGTTCTGCGAAAGTAGTCGGTTACGTTTACGAAAATGACTCAAACGGTTATACAGGCTATGCTTGGTATAGCGAGTATGAAATACCTTCTGCTGGTGAAATAATAAACCTTAGTACTGCTAATATAACCGCTGGAGGGCAATCACTTTCGTTTTCAATGGGAGCAGTAAGTACATCACTGAATGTTGCTGGACTAACAGCAGGTGGTCAAGCTCTCGGTATTGTTCCAGGTGCTATCGCTACTCTGCTTGATACTGGTGTGATTGTTACCACTGGTCAAACCCTTGACGTTGTTCCGGGCTCAGTTTCAATAGCTCTTGCGACGGCATTATTAACCGCATCTGAAGAAGGAATAACGCTTGCGATGGGGGCGATTGCCACCCTGTTAGATACAGCTAGTCTGACTGCATCGGGGCAAGTAATCGGCATAGATAGTGGCGGGGCGGTTGGTACGGTAGTTGTTGCTACAACCAGAGTCGCTTGCAATACAGGCACGGGCGATCAGACTATAACCACATCGGACTTGGGAGATTTGACCCCGAAAGCCGCTATATTTATTTGTTCTAAAGCTGTTACAGATGGTGTTATCGCCGACCAATCAGTTTTTTCCGCAGGGTTCACGGATGGCACTAATCAGCGAGTATTTAACTCACAGTCCGAAGATGATGGCGGTTCGGCAAACTCAGACAGAAAAGGAGCCACGGATGAAGTAATTCAGATGATGACTATAGGCGGCGCCGCGGACGGCGAGGCGAATTTTAAGGAATGGACTACAAATGGCGTAGTTATTACGTGGGGCGACGCTCCTGGCGCCGCTTATTTACTGACCGTAATCTTTTTTGCCGGGGATGATGTTTCGGCAGATGTTGGTTCTCATGAGCTAATAAGTGCTTCAACAAGTTCAATTACTGGGTTAGGTTACGAGCCAGACGTTTTGTTTATGTTTACGCATGGTTCAAGCATTAATGATACCCGATCTGATGACTTTAACGTGCAATTGGGGATTGGCGTCAATGGAGCATCAATACAGCAGGGAACTCATACGCTTTGGGACGACAACGGGCAACCGACATCTTTGGTAGCAGGAGCGGCAACCAATAATAGGATAAACGCCAGTATATATAGTGGTGGCTGGAGTCGCACCTACAAAATAGATAGTTTTGACTCAGGTGGAGTTACATTTTCCGCCAAGCAAGAAGGCACTCATGGTAATAATTATACCGGATATTTAACACTTAATTTCAATGGTGCGGCACAGGCATGGTTGGGCTATGTTGATACACGTACAACCACTGGGAGCCAGTCAGTTACCAGCCCAGGGTTTAAACCACAAACTGTTATAACCTTGCCAACTCACTATGATACATTAAATGGGATAGTAACTGACTCCGGTTCAATTGGCGTGGGCGTATTTGATTCTAATGACGAATATACAGCTTTTGTGTCTAACGAAAATTCCGTCGCAACTACAAACACAAAGAGCGTGTCGGATGATAAAGCCCTAGTTATTTTAGACCCAGAGGGTACAGTTAATATTGCTGCTACATTTACCAGTTTTGACGCTAACGGCTGGACTTGGGATTATTCAGCGGTTAATCTTACGGCGCAAAAAGTTTTATGCCTTGCGATAGAAGATACAGGGGCAGCTGGTGGAATAAGTGTCGACTTGAGTACTGCATCTCTAACAGTGGGAGGTCAAGCACTTGGGTTTACGATGGGTGCGGTTAGTACATCTCTTGATGTTGCAGGGTTAACCGCAAGTGGTCAGACTTTGGATATAGTTCCGGGCTCTGTTGCTACGGCTCTTGCTACTGCGTTGGCAACAGCTTCTGGACAGGGACTCACTTTATCTCTTGGTGCAATTGCAACTTTATTAAACACCGCTGAACTAACAGCTGGTGGACAGATAACGACAGTGGTTCCGGGTGCGGTATCAACCGCCCTTGCAACAGCTCTTCTAACAGCAGCTGGAATATCGGTAACAGCTGACCCTGGAACACCTGGTAGTGTTCAGGTTAATCTTGATACTGCGGCATTAAATGCAGTTGGTCAAGCAATGGGAGTTTCCCCCGGTGCAGTAGCTACAGCCCTTGCAACCGCAATAGCAACTATTTCTGGGCAAGTAACTACGATAGTACCTGGCTCAGTTTCAGTCTCACTTGATACTGCTCTTGCAAATACTAATGCGCAAGTCGTTGTAGTTGAACCTGGTGCAGTTTCAGTTAGCCTAACGACTGCCGTTACAACAACTAGTGGTCAAGTAATTAACATTACGATTGGCTATATTGTCAACCTTGACACTGCTACAATTATTGCAAACGGACAGGCCGCCACGATTGTTCCGGGTGCAGTGAGCGTCAGCGTTTTAACGGCAACAGCAACTCTATCAGGACAGACAATAACTGTTGAACCAGGTGTAGTAGAAATAGCTCTTATGACTGCGTTGTCAAATGCAGTTGGTCAAGCTTTGGCAGTAGTTCCAGGTGCGGCAAACATTTCGTTAGACACAGCAATTACGACTGCCAATGGACAAGTAATTTATCTTGGAATTGGTTATAACATATTTTTAGACACTGCTACAATCACGGCCGATGGGCAAGCAATTGCAGTAATTCCCGGTGCAGTTTCTACCGCTATGAATACCGCTTCTTTAGTTGTTGATGGTATTCAAATTTTTATAGTACCAGGTTCAATATCAACTGCCCTAAGTACGGCACAAGCAATTGCGAGTGGCCAAGCTATTCAAGTAGTACCTGGCGTTTATGCGGTTATGTTAGATACTGCTAATATTCAGGCAGATGGACAGCAAATTGGGTTTGTCACAGGAGCAGCTTTTGTTATACTAGACACAGCAGCATTGATAGCTGGCGGGCAAGGCATAAGCGTTGAAGCCTTAGCGGAAGTAACTGCTATTGTAAAAGCATGGACTTTGCGAACAAGAAACACAAGCTTGAGTCTTGTTGACAGAGATACTGAACTAGCATTGGCAGAAAGACTAATTACGTGGAGTTTAGAAGAAGATGATAGATAACGCAAACATTACTGAAATTGGTCACGATTTAAACGACCTAAAATTTCGACGCATTTTGACCCAAAGTGCGATTAAAGTACTAGATAATTTGACTGATGTTGAACTAGAATTTTATAACTCTAGTGATAAAGTTAGAAAAATTCGTATGACAGAAAAAAAGCAAGAACTAGCTTCAATTGACGAGCAGATTAAGAAAATTACTGGAAGTCCGCCACCTGTGGTGGTTGGATTAAAAACAGCTTCATTATTTGGTGATGCTGACATGAAAAAAGGAGGAACCAATGGCTGAAGGAGATGCCATCGTTCACAATAACTTTAAGGAACAATTACTTTTAGGCACAATGGATTTAGATACCGATGTGTTCAAGGTTGCTTTGCACGACACAGCAATCGCAAGCCCAGATGGTGCTGCCACTGCATGGACTAACGCCAATGAGATTGCTGGCTCTGGTTATACAACTGGAGGCGCAACTGTTGCAACCCCTGTAGTGACCCAAGATGATGCTAACGATTGGGCAAAATGGGATGATGACGGAACAAATCTTACTTGGTCGTCTCTTGCAGCTAACACTATTCTGGAAGCTCAGTTGTACAATACTACCGTGACCGATTACCTACTAATAATGTGGGAAATTGCTACCAATTCTAATGGTGGAGATTATACACTGACTTTTGGTGCTAATGGAATTATGACACTTGCGTAAGGATTAAAAGATGGCTGTAGAACGTGAAATAGTCCAAAGTCCAATGGTGCAAGGTGTCGACGAAGAGGTAGCTTATACATTGACTACCACACCGTGGGGCTCGTCCCCAACTAGCGTCGCCGTAACAGTTTGGGATATTACTGATGGTGGGCGAACTGATGTTTTGGCAACAGTTATGTCGCCTAATTCACCATCTGTTACGGACGACGTGATAACTTTGTCGATATTGAAAGACGTAACAGCATCAAAAAAATATCGTGTCGAGGTTAAGTTTACTAGTTTTGGCAACGTGTTTGAACCATATTGCATTATATATGGTGAGGAGTAAATATGGCTATACTGGCTAATTCATATGGGTCACTTGCAAACGTAGCTTCACGCGTTCCTCGACGTACCATTGATGGTATTTTTTCACCTGCCACAAAGCCTACAAATACGCAAGTTGAAACTTTTTTAGATGAAGTGAGTGCATTGCTGAACAGTATGATGGCACGACAAGGGTTTGTTGTACCTATTACACAAGCCGATGTAAAACTTGTTATGCAAAGTTTTGTTTGTGATGAGGTTGCTGCTATTGTCGAAGGTGTAAACGGTTCTGGTAGATTTGGGCCACAATCAAAATCAAAGCTGGCCAGCAAGAACAGATTTGCTTTAATTTTAGATGATGTTACTGTCTTTGTAGACATGAATGCATTTGGATTCGAAGCGCTCGGTGCCACTCGGACTACTGGGGTAGGTGAACAGATAGGGTTC